CGACAAGACGACTTCCCCAAAGTCCACCGTTTCCGATCAGGATGGCCATTCCTGGTTTGAATCTATCACCATATGCCTTCTTGACCGTGATGAAGTTTCCAGTTCTTTCCTTCAGAGACTTTCCGTCTGTATCGCTGACCGGAAGTTCAGTTCTTCCTTTTCCAAGGATTGACTGCGCATTCGTTCCTGCGAACATTACGATGAAGAATGTATCAAGCAGATGCATTGCCCATACATCATCCAGGTACCAGTTCGCTCCCTTCTTTTTGGCTAACTGTCTGAACTGGTCTCTTGTCTTGTTGTGAATAGGGAATGCTCCGGCCTTACTCTCCATGCTCAGACCATCTGAAGAAATGGAACCGTTGAAGATCGGCAGATAAATCTTTTCGCTGATTCTTCTATCTGGCCCATCTGTGAATGCATGATCGAGATGCAGGTGGTCAATCGGAGCGGATGAGACTGCTCTGTATTCCCACTTGACGCCATTCGCGTCTGTCTCAAACCAGCGACCTGTGTAGCACATTGGAACTTCGAGCATGACGTCTCCGTTGCTTCCATCCCACTGGAATGTAGGATCTCCGAGATATGCATTGACTGCGACGCCTGCTGCCAGGTTACACGGTCTCATGGAATTGAACGGATACTCTGCCATCATGTCGTTCTGCACGTTGTCGTTACCGACTGCGGCCAGACATGTCATTCCTACGGAATCTCCGAATCTTTCCCATGTTGCAGATGATACGCCGACTTTTCTTCTCGCTCCGAGCAGCTTCGCTTTACTACCTTCGATACGTGTCACTCTCTCTGCGAGCTTTTCGAGATCTGCCTGCAATGCGAGAGCTCCTGCGCTGTTGATGGTTACATTTGCCGCATTGGCTACTTCGAGGTAGTAGCTCATATTGATCACTGACGGGATTACTCCGTTGTACGCCGGCATAAAGTCACTTGTTGACGCTGTTGCTACCGAGTACAGAATTTCTCCGACATCAGGATCCTTTGCAAAAATACCAAACTCGCGGATCTCGTATCCCGTCTGAAGTGTTTCTGAGTCGCTCATTTTGTTTGTGATTGCTACCTTAACGACTACTGTGTTATCATTGCTGATTTCTTTTCCATTAATCGCGAAGGTCTGTTTTGGCTCTTTCAGGGCTGTCAATGTTTCCAGGTTTCCAGTATTGTTTCCTGATCCTGTCTGAGCGATTGTGGCTTTTCCTGCCTGTGCTTTTGCCAAGAGGGCTTTACCTTTGTTTGTCAGTTTACTTGGGTTCCAGATTAACATTATTTCTTTTCCTCCTTAATAAATGAAGTAGTGTTGTACACGTTTCCAATCTGCGCGACTGTAGCTCCGCTGTGGGCTGCGCTTGCTCCGGACGCCTCATTTGTAACGAATGTCGTATTGTTGGTCACGGATCCGTAAGCTGCTATGCTGTTCCCTGATTCAATTCCCGCATCCATTTGAATGTGGTTATGGATCTGATATTCTCTGACTGCATCTGTAAGAGCTGCAGCATATGTGCTCTGACCGCTTTCCTGATCTTCCCGGATAACATTGAGGACGGTGCACTCCTGAACTGCGACCTGATGAATCGCTAGGTGCGTATCTGCATGGATGTCTCTAAGAATCACGACGCCTCGGATGTGCGAGCGCACATTCTTGGCCATTGCGATCATTGCTTCCAGGCGTTGGATGATATC